GAACGAACTGGTGAGGCAATCAATCAACTTGTAGTGTTAGTAGTTACAGAAGATGGTACTGTCCAAGAGTTTGTTAAAGAAAAGGCAGAATATATTCCGTTATTAAAGGAAGCAGTTGACAATTGGTACAAAGAAAAAGACCTATAGGAGAAGAGTGATATGAAGTATGTTTTAATAATTTTAATAGTTTTATTTTCCTTCCAATCTTTATCTGAAGAAAAAGAAAAAGGTTTTAGTACGTTGCCAGGTTGGTCTGGTGGCTACAGATATTATTATGATTTAGATGAAGACCAAGAAAGTAAGTTAAGACTGTTTGGGAAATACAAACAAAGAACTGGTAGTACTATTAAGTTTGGTTGGACTAAACAAACTGGTAAAGATTTCAACAGCTGGAATGCTGATGATGATGGTGTAGTATTTTTCGAACAAGAATTTAAATTTTAATGTTATCACACCTATGTAGAGTGTATGATAATGTCTTAGATGACGACTACTGCGACCACCTAGTAAAAAGATTTGAAGACGATACCAAATATAAAGATAGAGTAGAAAGTTTTAGAAGAAAGTTTTCTCGTCTTGATATCATGGATTCTAACTTTGGTAAATCTGGTGCTAAGGGTTGGGAAGATGACACATCTAAAATTACAACAATATATAAAGATATTGTAGAACGATATAAGAAGGATTGTAAGATTGATAAGTATCAATTTCCAGAAGAATGGACTTGGGAAGGTTTACGAATAAACAAGTATGAGGACAATGGTACAGATGAGTTCTTCAATCACATTGATGTAAATAGTCATAAGGCTGCAAGAAGATTTCTTACAATATTCTGTTACCTAGATGATAATGTGGCTGGTGAAACAGACTTTCCAGAATTTGGTTGGAGAGGTAAACTGCGAGAGAAGTTAGCATTCCGTTCACCATGTAAAAAAGGAAGTGTCTTATTATTTCCACCCATGTGGCCTTGGACTCATAGAGGTAACAAACCTAGAAACAAACCAAAATACATATTACAAACTTATTTACATTATGTGTAAATAAACCTATAATAACTATTGACAAAGATAATACTTTTATGTTATATATAATATACGACTTGTTGAAGTGGAACGAAGAATAGACAGGACTGGGGTGCGATACCCCACGCCTCCACCAAAACTAGATAGCTTCGATTTAGGGGGCGAAATAGGTTCGACTGGTATTGTATAGTAAAACGGAGAGTTGTAGGTTGACTGCTTTATAGGTCAAAAATAGTAAATGCAAACGATAATTTTGCGTATGAGGGTTTTGCACTAGCTGCATAACCATTCGGGGTTTTCGGTGGACTACCTAGCAACAGAAAGTTCACCAATTTAACTGGAGATTTACAATGTGGAAATCACCTGTAGTAAAAGAAGTAGCTGTTGGTTTAGAAATTAACTGTTACGCATGTGCTGAAATATAATTAGTACATTTGGTGGGGTGCAATGCCCCACCTTAACCCCTTATTATGACGGAGTAGTTATGGAAGTGAAAGAAGAAGAAGTACAAACACCCAAAGAACCAGTACAAACACCTAAAGTGTTTTCTTTAGAAATAGAAAATATAGCCAAAGATAAAAAGATAACACACATGGATGCTGTACTATTGTATTGTTATAATAATGGTATCGAACCAGACAAAGTATCTAGTCTTATTACAAAAGCACTTAAAGAGAAGATAGAAGTCAACGCAAGAGATTTAAACTTTCTTCCTAAGATGGCACAATTACCTATATGAAATTTATAAACAATGGAAGCAGTTGAAGTATATCAAATGTATTGTGCATTGAAAGCACATTTTGGAAAGAGTGATTATGACTTTGTTAAATATAATGGTAAATCCTCAGTAACCAAAAGTTCTTTTTGGAAACGTAACGATAGACATTTCTTTGTACGAACATCAAGAAAATACAAAGATAAAGATACAGTCAAAGATTATCTATTATCAAACTTCATAAAGAATCAAAAGGGCTGGTTAGGTGATTTTAGTGACGATAACTATATGGAATGGAAGAAACGTATGCAGAGTTTAACATACACATTTAAAGAAGAAATGCTTCCATTAGTAGAAGATAACGAACTGAATAGTATCTTTGAGATACCAGAGAGTTCACACCCAAAACTTCTAAAAGAATATCTTGGTAATCGTGTATCTATAGAGGCTATGGTTATCCTTGACGACCTTGTACAATATACAAAAAATTGGGATAAGAAATTAGGTGATGATGTCATTTGGCCTAATATAAATAAAATGATAAAAAATTACAAAAAGTTCTTGACATTCGACAAAAATAAGTGTAAGATGGTTCTTATAACATTGATAAAACAGGAGTAAATTATGTCCAACAGTTCAGAAGGTTTTTTTGAACATAAGTGTAAAAACCAAGAATCTCGTATCCATCAATTAGAACATCAATGTTCAGAATTGACAATTAGATATAACGAGATGAGTGAGAGAGTAAAGAAACTTGCAAGTAGACAACCAGAGTGGCCACAAGGATATAGTCCTAGAAGGAAATTTACCAAACGTGTATAAAAAGGTAATAGTATATGGTAATGGTGAATCTAGACTGGGTAAAGTCTGGCCAACAAGTATACCAAGTAAAATTCAAACGTGGGGTTGTAATGCAGTATATCGTGATATGCAAGTAGACAATCTTGTATCTGTAGACTATAACATGCAACAAGAGATATACCAATCTGGGTATGCTAAAAACAACACTTGTTGGTTTACTGATTGGGATATATTGCCAGGCACAAGTGGTATTGTAGATGTAATGAAAACTACTAATCCACCAGAGAGAATATTTGAAACACCTAGAGATGGTAGAACAAACTGTGTGATACAAGGTAAAGAACCAGAAACAGTTCATGCAAATATAAAACAAGCTATGAAAGATAATCCAAATTTGGATTACGAAGATTTAAAATTAAAAGCAGAAATGAATGTAGGAATATACATTACATGGGTTGATGGTGAGGATATGGTTAAATCTATTGATTACCCTACTCAATGGTCTGCTGGAAATACAGCACTACACCTTGCGTGTCAAGGGGGTGCTAACGAGATATACATGGTGGGGTTCGACAGTAGTGACTACAAAGAACCACTAAATAACGTGTATAAGGGTAGTGCTAATTATCTGCCCGAAACTGCAAAAGGGTTTAATCCAATCAATTGGAATAACCAGCTTAATACTTTGTTTAATGAATATAATATCGTGAACTTTAAGTGGGTTAGTCCAGTAAATAAAATGGTTGCAGAATACCCTAATGTAGAATATATAGCATACGATAATTTATACAATAACATACGATAACATAAGGAGAGACAAATGTCACTAGAATCGTTAAGAAAGAGCAATTCGCTCGATAAACTTTTAAACGCAGTTAAAGAAGATTCTGCACCCCAAGAGGGAAAGAAATCATATAAGGACGACAGACTATGGAAACCAGAGCTTGATAAATCTGGTAATGGTTATGCAGTTCTTAGATTTTTACCATCTTGTGAGGGTGAAGATTTGCCTTGGGCAAAACTATGGAGTCACGCTTTTCAAGGGCCGACTGGTCAATGGTATATAGAGAACTCTAGAACCACAATTGGTAGTGGTGATATTGGTAAAGACCCTGTATCAGAACATAACACAGCATTGTGGAATACTGGCATTGAATCAGATAAGGAAATTGCAAGGAAACAGAAACGTAAGTTGCAGTATTACTCAAACGTATATGTAGTGAGTGATGCGAAACATCCAGAAAACGAAGGCAAAGTTTTTCTATTCCGTTATGGTAAGAAAATCTTTGACAAGATTATGGAATCTATGCAACCTGCTTTTCCTGATGATGTTGCAGTTAACCCTTTCGACTTTTGGGAAGGTGCTAACTTCAAGTTAAAAATCCGTAAGGTAGACGGCTACTGGAACTATGATAAGTCAGAGTTCGATAGTCCAACTGCAATCTTTAAAGAAGAAAGTGCCATAGAAAGTACTTGGAAGAAACAGTATCCTCTAGATGAGTTTACTAATTCAAATGCTTTCAAATCATATGACGAATTGAAAACACGATTAGATATAGTTCTGTCTGGAAAGACAACTGTAGGTAATGTAACAGATACATTAGAAGATGCACCTGTTGCTGCACCAATCGTAGATACAAAGGAAGTATCTGCACCAATCGTGGAAACTCAAGTAGAAGAGTCAGATGATTCAATGGACTACTTTAATAAACTAGCGAACGCTTAGTTTATGGAAACACGGTGGGCAAACCTTTAAATCCTCACGACTAGTCCCTGTTGATTTATAAACTGCTAATGCACCCCAAGAGCTCTTAGGGGTGCATTTTTTTTACTCATTAATTCATTCCACCACCCCAAACATTTTCATTAAACTCTGAACTAATTCTTTGTTGAACTTTAAATTCTGTTTTGTTGTTATCACCCCCTCTATTATTAACCACAATAGGAGTTTCCATTCCTAATTTTTTAAAATATTCATCATTGGTTGTTGCAAGTGCTGTTGGTTCAATGTATCTAGGATTAGCCACCATGTTAAGATCAGGTGCTGCTATATTAGGATTATTACCCCTAGTAGTAACTAGTCTATTCACAGAATTAAATATAGACCCAAGAGACCCATATTTTGCTACATTGCTTGGCACCATCTTTTGATCTGACCTTTTGCCTTTAATCATACCAACCGTACTACCATCTGCATACGTATCATTTTCCCCACTTGTCATCATCGCTGATGCTAAATCCAAAGGTTTTGTCACCCCATTGTTATATAACCACATTGCTTTGTATGCTGCAGTACCTAAACTCCCACCTAACTCTCCACCTAAAAACATTCCACCTAATGTCCCTACTATTGGAAGTGGTACTAAAGAACCAAGCATTCCTCCAAGAGTCATTCCAGTTATATTGCCCATTAGTGAAAATAATGCTTGAGCTTTTGAAGGTTGGTCTGGGTTTGCTGTGAACGGCAGGTCGCCAGTTAATATACTAAACATATCCCCAGCAAGCATAGCTTGTCCTAACAAAGGCACTCTTTTAAGTATACCCCCAAAGGTTTTTTTCAACCACTTTGGAGCTCCATCAAAGAAACCCATAACTCTTTGTGCTGCATTGCCGCTTTTACTACCATACGTATTAGATTTTGATGCTGGAGTTGCAGTTAATTTACCATCTGGGCCTTTTACAAACATTCCTCCTGATTTG